GAATCTCTTAAACCTGAAAAGGCTTTTAGAGACGCATCCTTTCTCAATAAATCGGTAGCTGCCTCATAATCTACAGAACACCATAAGGGTAAATCCTTGGCCTTACTATGAATTCTTTGAATAGAATCCGTAAGATCATCATGCAACATAGTAGACGCGAAACTTTTCTTCCAACAATCTAGCATAAAGCCCTGTAACGGTTGTAAAGCCGTATACAGAAAACCATCTCCTTTAGAGATGATTCTAAATTTGCCAGGTTCAGGAATCGCAACCACATCAACCGAATTCAGAATGGTGCAACGATTTTGTCCATCGTCCTCGTCTAATAAACGAGACTTCACAGAATCGACTGCTTTCAAATAATTCTCTACACGCCAATCAGATATCTTAGCATTCAACATACCAAGACTTCCAATGGGAGTCTTTACTGACGGGAACTGAAATTTGCCAAATAAGCCGAGCGCCCCTCCATTACGGAGAGAAACTTGTCGGCAGGCAGATCCAGACGGCATGAATTTATGATATTGTGTCCAATCTTCACAGAGAGGACGAACAGTACCAAATTTCATTGTCGAGGGTGAAAACAACATAGCACTAACCTCCATGATCTTTAAAGAAAGATCAAGGGGGCAATGAGGCTTAACCTCAGATAGACGAGCTTTATGCGAGTCAAGTGCTTTGTCTTTCTTCAAATCGGAAAGAGCAGGCCAAGCCTGCTTACATCCTTTTTGGAGAGAGTAGATGAAGGAGAGATCCCTTTTAAGGACCGCCTTCTTCACGAATGTTTTCAACCAACCCGAAAATAACGGACATGTGTTCCATTCTTCTCGGACCGGAGGGTTCGAAGAGGATGAAACACACTGAAAGAGAAGAAGATCAAGCCAATATTTACAATAGGCTTGTTCTCTCGAATCGGCGGTCACAAATTGATTAAGTCGAATTGCCAAACGGCGAAACGACTTCTTCATACGGTCAAGTTCTTTCGGTTGAAACCATTCTTTTCTAAGAGAATGGCGACAAACAAAGGGCAAGATCAAGGACTGTACGATTTGTCTTGTCGAAGCTACTGCCACGACATCCTTGAATGAATATTCAAGGATTGACGACACGAGTTTCACAGGATTTCTCTTCCTGATATCACCAACTCCAAAGAGGGGATTAACCCTCAATGGAGAAAGTGAATTGTCTATACCCGTATCAGCAACATCTGTATTGCCAACAGGCTTGCAGGTTTCAGCGATAGAAATATCGTTTGAGCTGATGCTTTCTCCCAGTCGGGGAGAGAGCGACATCTTACGTGTGATTGTAATCATACTAGG